TTAACGGGACACTAATGAAGAAAAATATCCTTTAAAGTTCAATGGGTTGCCTTCTTTGGACTTATAAGCATCAGAGATTATGTTTTTAAGTCTTTCGTTATAATATTCCTGCTCTTTTTTGCTCTCTTTGCCTTGTGTCTTTTCCCGTTCTTTCTGGTATTTTTTACGAATGTCCAATACTGCCTGCTGGTATTCTTCTTCAGACATGAGTTTGCGTTCTTGCCCCTGCTTTAATGTCAGTAGTTCACTTCTTTCTTGTACATCCAATTTATTAAGCTGCTTTTGTTTCTCATCATCTGCATATCGGTCTATCCCGCTGAGAATATCACGGATTTTTTCTTTTAACTTGAGTTGTTTATCAAGAATTAAATTATTTATCTCTTCCCGTTTCTCTGGCTCCAAGCCGGCAATTTTGAGCTTTTCATTCAAATATTTAATTTCCCAATCCGATAAAAGCTGCAAATATTCCTCTTGTGTCATTTTATCATTGGACAAATAATGCTGTTTCAATAGAGTCTGTTTCGCCAAATGCTCACTTTCTATCCTTTCCAATTCCTTGCTGACACGTTTTTTCCGCTCTTCTTCAGATTCAGAACCTCTACCACTGCCACCGTTCCCGGTAATTGTTGGAGAATCTGGAGTAATAGTCTTGTATTTATCGTTGATGGCAAGCAATTGGGAGGTATAATCCTGCATCATCTGTTCGTAATACCGAACGTTATCGTCAAGACGTTTTTTCTGGGTAGCCCATACGCGGTATGCAGTGGGCGATATCCCGTTGACTGCCGCAAGTTCCTCAATGGACTTGCCCATATTGACGGGATCATTTATTTCCCATTCAAGATTTTTAAATTTCATGGCATCGGAACCGTTTTCCTGAATCCATTCCGACCTTTGTGCCAGGACTTCTTGTAACTTAGTATTGGCCGCTTGCTGTTTGGCTGCGAGCAACAGCTTTTCTACATAACCATCCAATGCTTGCGTGTTGTTGTTGATAAGCGTTCCTTCTTTCGTCAAAGAAGCATGATATTCCGGAACAATGGATTGAATTTCTTCTAATGCAGCTTTTCGCTTTTCATATGGTTCTTTAGAATCTTCAAGCACTTTCCGCAAGGCATCCAGCTTGTTTTTTTCTTCGTTGATACTTTTTTCAGCCTCCCTATTCATATCCACCAGTTCCCTTTGCCTACGTACTGCCACAGAAGTGCGCTGAGCGTAGAGATACAGTCCTGCCGCTGCAGCTGCAACGGTTGTGGCAATAGCGACAAAAGGATTTAATCCTAATACCGCCCATGCTGTCCGTGCCGCCTTAGTTGCGGCAGAGAACCGGAAGGTTAAAGCTTCCAGCGCTGCCCGGAAGAGTAGTGTACTTGCTGCCACTGTCCGGGTTATGATATTATGAGAGCGCATCTGTAATATCAACCTGCCTATTGCCTTGTAATCTCCTGCCAATGCGTCGTTCAAAGCAGTGGTGGCTACCCGGTAAGCCGCTTGGATGGCAATCCCTGCTCGTAAAACTAAATTGTAAGTAGTATGATAAAGAGAGATAAGCTTTAATGTGCTATAATAGGCCACCAGAGGAACCATTAGTGCTATTACTGTTGTGCCCCATTTTTGGCACCAGTCAATCAATCCCGGCAAATACTTGAGCACATTGGTCAGCATATTGGTACTTACCGCCAAAGCCGGATTCAACTTCTCGCCAAGATCAATGGCTGCTAACTTCATTTTATTACGTGCTTGCTCCAGTTTGGCTTGTGCAGTATCACTGTTTATGGCTGCCTGCTCATACGCCACATTGGTACCGGTGACGGCAGCGGTGAAATTCTTCACCATCTCCGTGTTCTGAAGGATTACAGATGCGGTATTGTAGCCCTCTTCGCCGAACATCTTTTTAATGGCCCCGGCATCCATGTTCTTATTCTTCAGGTTTTCCAACGCCTTATCCAGCCCGACGATTTTAGGGTTGGTTTCGTCCGCTCCGGTCTGAAGGACCAGGAAGAACTTTTTTAATCCCGTTCCGGCCACTTCATCCTTTATACCTCGATAAGCAAGCGTTTCAATCAATGCAACCGTCTGCTCAATGGGTACATTAGCCGAAGCTGCTGCGGTACCTGCATTACGAATAGCCTTTGCCTGGCTTGCGATATTGGCTGAACCTGCTTGAGAACCGGCTGCCAACACATTGGTAAATCTCGCTGCCTGGTCAGCTGCTGCACCATATTGGTTGAGTGACAAGGTAAGTGAATCAACCGCCTCGTTTAGGGTGATATCCTTGGCTGCCGCCTGCAAGCGCATGGCTTCCTCCGTAACGGCCTTGAGCGCTTCTTTGTCTCCCAGCAGTTCCGGTTTTGCCGAACCAACCAACATGAATGCGTCGAGGATTTCGGCTGCCGACTGGCGGACACGCAAGCCTTCTTTTGTCATGGTGGTGGAAAGCGTCTTGGCCTGCCCGGTCAACCAGGCAATGCTGTCATCATTAAGTCCGGTCAAGGCTTTTAGTCCGGCCTGGGACTCCTCCAACTTGTTACGTTCGTCTCTGATGGCGCGCAAGGCAAGGGTAAAACCGGTCAGGAAACCTATTACGGACAGTATTACTCCACCGAAACGGTTGAACCAGTCCACCATACTGCCAATACTGACAGTGGCTTTCTTGGTTTCGGTGGTGATGCCTTTTATCTCCTGGCGATGCTGTTTTAAAATACCCTGAAGATGCTGTATCTTCGCCATGGTGCGGTTGTATTCTTCAGAGCCGCGTGTCATTTCCTTAATATCACGCTGTAGGCGTTTCATCTCCAAATCAATGGAATTAATGTCATTCTTGATTTCTTTGCCGTCGATGTACAAGTAGACACCTCTTTTGACAGTTTTATCACTTTTTGCCATAACGTTTTTCGATTGTTATTTTATCAAACTTCTGAAGCACATTCTTGAGTGCCTGGTCACCGTAATACTCTCCGGATAAATCAGCCAGTGATTCGATGTTATCTACAATGGGAGGGTCTAACCAGGGTAGGGGACTTCGCCGGATAACGGCATAGTGCTCATCAACGGTACGCATGCGCCGGATGCGATATTCGGAAACACGTAGAGAACGCAGTTCCTGACGTTTCTTCTTATCGCTCCATGCCGAATGTCCTTTCATTATAATTCCGTTCTTGACGATATATCCACGCCCGGCGCCATACTCCCGGTACGCACCATACCGAGCAAAACGGAAGCCCAAACCGACATAAGCCGGTCCTCCTTCACGGTCTTTCAGCCAACGGGATTGCAGTTCCCTACGCAATCTGCCGGTTGCATGTGTCCGTTGTAGAATATTTACGGAGGTATTCCTGACTTTCCACGTCCAGTTCTCAACTCCTCGATTGAATTTCTCGGAGGTCATTAAACTCTTTTCTTCAGTTATTGCCATAAAAAAGCCTTTAGTTCCGGACACAAAACTAAAGGCTGAAAAGAGTGGAAAAAAGGACAAGAATTCAGCGGACAGAGAACTTGAAATCATTGATCCGGTTCAGCCATCCTTTCCGGAATACAAGCTGCGACGGGTCCCTTTTACAGATATCTTCAATAAACCGGATTCTGTCTGTCTTGATAGCCTCGAACAACTGACGTTGATTGGACAGATTAATGCTTGCAATCGTCTGGGGACCTACAATACCGTCTGCTTTGATTTGCAGGAGTTGTTGTACCCTTGTGATACCGGGACGTCCGGAGGCCCACACCCAATCCACACAGATATTCGCAATGGCCTGATTGTGTATGAAATCCGCTTGGTAACGGTCCCAATAATACTTCTTGAAAACATAAAAAACGTCGTCCGGAGTAATCATGCGTAAATCGTCCGCATCAATATCTCCGTCGCCATCCTTGTCATAACCACATGATTTCCACGTAGCCAAGGTTATCCCCATATTGGTCTTGCCACCTTTATCGTTCTTGTGGTCACTCCATCCGCCTTCCCATTTGCGGATCATCCTGAATAGAATTTCTGCTTTTGCCATAATCTAAACTTGATTTATATGATATTTCAGCAAAGTTGTGTAAAACAGTATTATAGTGATAGGACATTATTATTAGTCCCCGCAGAACTTAGGAACGTGGGGCTGAAGGTGTCATTCGTGGACAGTGCCGGGCAGGTAGAAACATGGGAGTACCAGGGAGGGGCGTTCACGAATGCCGGAAGCTGGAAGCAGCAGTCATCGGGTGGCAACAAGATACTGGAGTGGAATACGGATGCTGTGACAACAAGAAAACAAATCCCTAAAGCTGACAGGAAAGCCGGTATGCAGGTTTCTTATAAAAATGCAGAGGGTAAGTGGGTGAATGAACTGTACACAGGCACTGCGATTGATGATGTCAATTTTCCCCAGGACAAGAACTGGCAGATAATCGTATTGGATGAGGATATTAACATCACCAATAATCCTGCCTTTAACAAATGGTTTTATCAGAACCGATTCAAAATCCACGGTGACATTCAGATAAACGACAAGATTGAACTGCGTATTTTTGTTCAGGACTCAGATACGGGATTGATGTATCTGTATGTTAGAAAAAATGACGACACCTTATTCGATACCCCCTCAATTCGCAGACAGGATATAGTTACCGGACAAAAGATGTCTATACATTCGACAAAATACAATTTAGACATTGATTTTGTATTCAAAGAGAAATTTGCACCCGGTGAGTCGTTGGACACATTATTTTGTAAGGTAAACCTTGATGTCGTACTGTCTAATGATGAGGATGCCTTGCGTGGAGACATTGAGTCGTTGAAGCAGGAAGTGGAGGCTCTAAGACCAACCTCATCCACTAAGACATTCATTGATTATATCAAGGAGATTCCTGTTTCCTTGAGGAAGTTCGGATACAAGCTGGATATCTCTTTGGTCAACAAACCTAAAGAATACAGAGTAAACCTTTTTACCGGGAATATAGCCAATGCAACGTTTACAGTACGGACCCGATTAGGTGATACTGTTATAACGAGCAGTCATACTGTAGGTGTCGGCACGCTCTTCAGTAAAGCCGCCCAGGCTATATATGAAGACATTGTGAGCAAACTTCCAGATGATTGGAGTTTGAAACCCTACAACAAGGAACCATATTTCACGTTCATTTATTCGGGGAACGACAGCTATCCGGCATTCAAGTGCGAAGAAACAAGCGGGAACGACTTTGAGATTATTTTCAAGCTTGCATACACAGACGGTAAATACCCAAGATTGAAGGATAGGTATGATTTTTCAGTTGGTCCCAATGGAGTCATATATATAAGCTTGAAGTACAACAAGGATATGACGATAGAGGATATCGAACGTGACTTGCTGAACTTTACAAAGACCAAAAGCCGGTATGCGAAACTTTTCTTGCCAAAGGTTGAGAAAATGGATGATGAGCCCCACAAATACAGAGTGGTGATACCCAGCGAGTCGTCGGTTATAGCCCATGGCAGTAAGACCCCGGAAGCGCCAGCTCCTGAAACAGGAATCACGACAACCATTGTATCGTGTACGGAAATGAGTCCCAAATATCTGATAGCGGACACTGTGCATGCTTCATCTGAAAACGAGCATGTTCGTAAACAATTCGCTTCTACCGATTTGTCGAAATTTGAGGACGTAAACTATTGGAGCAACTATGACGATAATACCGATTACCTGAATCAATATAATCTGTGGGATAGAATGTCCGATACTATTGAGTTGGATATTTCTGACGGGAGACCGGTATATTTCAGTCTGCCTTTGAATATGAATTATTCCGAACCTTATACATTCTCATTAAGCAATATGGACGGGACTGTCATTCAGGATGTCAAGAAGAACATGTACGGTTCCAATTACATTCAATCTGCCGTATCCGACTTGTTGAACTGGAGCAACCGGCATATACTGGTCAGTGATGATGGCTGGTCCGTTTTTAAAGGCTTCTCATACGGCATGTCCAAGATGACAGTCAATATCAACCCGGTCTTAAAGGAATGGTTAGTAAACAAGCTGTTCATCCTGAAAGAGGATGACTTCCACAGGCTTGTCGGCGTGAAGGACAAATACAAGGTCAGCATCGGCACAAGGAACCTGGGCACATTCGCAGGCGGGTATAATACGCTGGTTGACGAACTGTTCAAGGCCGATCCTTTCCAGAATGTTGTATTCCTGAGTACTATCTATAACCAGGGTTATCTGCATTCGTTTGCCAAAATTCTTTCCAACTTCGATAATGTAAACAGAACGATTAAGGCGCTGGCTGAATATTGGAATGTACCTTATATAGATATGACAAGACAAGCCTTGTTCACGCACAAGAATAAAGACAACTTGCTGGAGAGGATGGCCGACAGACTGCATCCGGCTGCATCCAATCCGGAAGTGAAGGTATACGTCTCGATTGACGGTGCACTGAATTCAGGAAACATTATATTCGGTAAAAGTGACTGGAATGCTGAAAGTACAGTTTCCGTAACAGATAATGATACGGTTGATAGCTTGCTGGAGAAGATTAATGCCGGACTGGCTGTCAAGGCTAATGTGAGCAAAAGAATCAACAGCGACTATTCCTACATGGCCATGTCATTGGTTTATAATGCACAGTCCACTTCGCAGAAGACATCCATTCCGACCGTGAATGCCGGAGATACCGGAGTTATTATTAAGGTGGTACAGAAAGAAGACCAAGTGAAAAAGTATGCGAATTACCTGAGTGCTCAACTGACTGCCATGTTTGGCGACCTGAAGGACAAGCATGTTCTATGGATTGGAACATCAATTCCTGCCGGAAACACCTATAGTTTTGCGGTTGGCCAAAAATATCCCGAACTCATACAGGGCATTACGAAATGCCGCATGACGAACAAAAGCAAGGCCGGTTCTTACCTCCGCAAGTATGGTTTTTATAACCATAAAAATCAAGAAGGATTGGAACCACCTCAAATTTCATGGAATACTACAAAAGCGGAAGGTAATGATACTGGATTTAGTATTGACGATATTAAAGAAATTGTAAATTCTTCAGATAGCCCGTATTTGGTTGTTATTGATATGGGTATTAATGACTATATGAGCGACCAAGGCGTGGAGTTCGTGGTGTATGACTTTGATCACCCGTTTAATGAGGATTAAGTACTTACAATATAAATTCATCCCGGACTGTAAGGTCTGGGATGGATAAATTAAGTACAGAGGTAAAATATCCCTCAAAAACATCTCGACAATTCTACAAAATCATTACCTTTGGACGCTTTTGTTCTTACCAACGTTGTCAGTAAAACGCCGGCTGACATAAAACGCAAGCGGCAATCAGATAATATTTATAATAAAATTTTCATTATGAAAAATAATAAAAATAAATGTTAGGCTGGGCGTGATAATGCTCAACCTAACGCTATCAAAGAGGTAGGGCGATTTATGCTTGATACCTTAGGGTTCGTTCTTGATGTGATTACTATTGTAGGTATAATATATCTTATATTTACAACCGGTATAGTCACAGAGCTTTAGTGGATAGGATTAATATATGCATTTCGGTGCATATATAAATACCTAAAAGTATAAATAGGTTTGGGCAGTAGCAGGAACTGCCCAAACTTTTTTAAAGAGTAATACTTCATATCCAAATAATGTTTTCTCCGTCCCATTTAAAGTGAATGGATTTTCGTCCTTTCAGCTGACTGGCGGAAAAATGGAACTCCTTTTTAAAGTTTTTGTCACTCTCATGAGTGACGGTCAGATGCAAATCATCGTGTTCTCCTCTTTTCTCAATACCAACTTTATAGCTGGAAGTTACTTTTCTTGACGAAGGTCGTATAACCCGTGTCTTTTCAATAGTTGTCATTGGAATGTATTTTAAATTAGAAGATGCAAGTTAGAAATAAAAAAGAGAATATACAACTTTATCATATAACAAACTCAGAGGATATTAATCCAATAAATTACCCTACTATCCAATAAAACAAATCCGGTAAATCGATGGATAACCTTCTGTACATTTCAATCTGTCCGGCCTGATTCGGGTGCAAATTGTACGGTTGGGTGTTTCTGGAAAACAGACTCTCATCCGGAAGTTGTGATTCATCATTCACCGGATTGTTGTCTAAAGCAGTAGCTATGTCGTATCTTGCCCCGATTACACCGTTCTCAGCCGACCAGTTTTCTATCATGGCATTCACATACTGGTGTTTTCTCTCTTCCACCGTACTCGTATAACAAACATTGTAACACAAATACAATTTACATCCAATGGCGTCACACCGTTGCTTCAACGTATTGAGCAGTCCCGTACTGTTACCGCCGTTAGCTCCGATATTGACGACCATCCTTTTAGGTCTGTATATGTCAAACTCCGTGCTGAAGCGTTGAAGTATGGCTTCAATCGTGCACCCGCCACGGGCGGCAATCATAACCTTGTGATTGGGATGTTCGGTCCTGAACAGTTCGGCAACTCGATAGCGTAAATCCTCTACGCAGAACCCTTCCGTTATGCTGTCTCCGACGAATACGACATCCGGTTCTTTTAATGTGCAGATGTCGATATACCGAATAATCGGCATGTCACTGCCTTTATCAAGGTAAACAGACAAAGGCCCGTTCTGGGCGCCGACCGACCAGATTGTATCGTCACAGACAATTTCAGAGCTTTTGCCGGACAGGTAGCTTGTCAGCCGGAGAATACTTGTCCTTCCGTTCTTGATGATGTCAATTATATATTCACCGCTTCCAAAGCTATCAGAGAAACCGGTTTCTCCCCAGATTTCATCGGATACACTTTCCGCATACGCCAACGGCCCCGTCAGCTTATACATACCCAACTTTTGAGTGGACATATCCACATAGAATGTACTCGGTACAACACCTTTCCCTATGCCTTTTGAAGCAAATGCAAATACGAGCCTGTTGTCAGAACCTAAATGCAGCTTCATCCGGATATGCCTGATGTCACAGAAATAATCCTTGTCTATCTTGAGGTAATTACCGCTTCCGGTATTGGTAGCCTTGATTCCGTCCGTGTCCTTTATCCAAGTGGTGTTGCTGAAATCGGTTATATCACTGCCGGAGAACAGCTTCACCATATCTTTCAACCCATAAATGGATTCAAATAAGGATATTTCACTGGTGTTGCTGAGCAACACCCCTTCTGAATGTGAGAGTGCATATACTCTTTTGCCTTCTTGACTTAACTCTATTATTTTCTCCATATCAATGTATCTCTTTAAAAACTGAATAAGACGTCATGCTTCCAAAATTATTCTCCAGTCCGGCAAAGCGAGCCTCGTAACCTTCTACGATTTTGTTTCCAATACAAGAATATTCTATGGGCTTGCCATCAACCTTACTGTATGAATGAAAACGGACATATCTTGCATTGTCCGGATATTCCGAACGTTCCAAAACAAGTTCCGGATATTGCCTGACCATACTTTGTCCACCCGGCGAAATCGTCTTTATAATCTTTCTGTCGGCATCGTAGAATACGCCATAGGGAAATGAAAGGATACATGCGCCATTCACCACAAAACGGTCATAAATGGTCAAATCCAGATAATCCGTAGCATAGGCATCCGGATAAATATCAGAGGTAATATCACTTCCATCTTGAGCAAACAGACAAGGATTGGATGGAAATGGAATGGAAACATCCTTGTTTCCACCGTAAGCATCAACCTCAAGCCCTTTTATTCGCCCGTCGAACAAAGAAACTTTACCGGACAAATCTTTAATACGATTATCCAAGTCTTCTTTCGTTGCATTCTTGAAATACTTCTGTTGTGTAGTTGTATAGACATCCGTATTGGAAGGTCCGGTATAATGGTTCTTGGAATCTGAGAGGATGATAAAGACATGGGTGTATCCTGCAATATGGTAATTGTCAAGCCATTGGCTGTTTCGGAAAGATGTACCATTATCTGTGGAGTAACAACATACAAAATCCGCATTCTCGTCAGTCTGGAAATCGAAAGATTCCCCTTCCACATTTACAATGTCACTGACGAAGTAAGGACCTTCTTTGAATGCTCCCGTAGCATAGTCCCTGTTTCCTTTCTGCCAGCCCCAATCGGAAATGAACCTATCATTTGCGTTGTTGGCTTCTTCCAATAGCAGGTCTTCTTGTTTCAATTCCATAATTTCGGTTCTCTGCACTTGCCGCTTCCAGCTTCCGGTATTCGTGAACGTTCCACCCTGGTACTCCCACGTTTCTACCTGCCCGGCACTGTCCACGAATGACACCTTCAGCCCCACGTTCCTAAGTTCTGCGGGAACTAAAGCGATGGCACCCTCCAGACTGTACTTGTTGGTTCCGCCGGTTCCCGAAGTAGGATGCTGGACGGAAACATTATATTCGGTAATGCCCTTCACCCTTTCCCGGCTTTCATCTTGCTGTTTGTTTACCATTTGAAGAAGCTGTTCTCCGACCAGTGCGGCCGTATTGGATTCCGGTAGTTCATTCTGCCTGATTTTGTTTGCTCCGGCAATCAACTGTTCATAAGACTGTGTAGCCATATCATTTATAGGTTTTATCAAAAGTTTCGTCAAAAGTTCTATCCAATAAAAAAGCCTTGCGGCAATTCATGGCCTTGTATGGTTGCGGCAAATGTATCGCCGCAACCACGCCATAAAGCTGGTTGTCATTATTCACCACATAATCGGCTTCCACCTCTTCCAATGAAAAATCAAGCCATTGGCGGCTCTTCCGTTTGTCTTCGAGGATTTGGTTCAGCATCTCGTCCAAAATCCGCTCGCACTTGTCAAGTGCGGTCTCTATCTGTTCGTAATCCGAGGTGTCGGACACGTGCTCTACCACGAACAGCAGGTAATCCCGGTCTTTCTTGTATGCTCCCGGAACACCGCCGTAACCGAATCCAGAGCCACGGTCCACAATCACTGCCGGATAGTGGAGCACGCTGTCCAGTGCCGTATGCTTCTCCCGTTCTGATGAGAGGAAGTGTACTTCATCATTCTCCTTGTGTCGTATATCGACATGCCTTTCAGCCAGGTTTTCTATGTATTCCGAAAAAGTCATTTCTTCTGTTTTTGGGCGTCACGTATCCTTTTGTTGAGCAGGCGGAATGCCGTTGCCACCGGCATCGCCTGGTATTTCTCCATCACCGCCACATCGTCACCGACAAAGGCGTCGAAGATGTCGAGCCAGTTGACAGACGGTGCTGTTGGTCTTTTCCGCTTCTCCTCCGGTTCCGGATCTTCATCCAATGGAAACAGGAAAGGAAAAGCCTTTGAAAGCCACCTCTTGACAAAAACGTAGTTCAGGAATACGGCATACTTGACGTGCCTGTCCATTTTTGCCACCTTCATTATCCGTTTTTGCAGTATCAGCGGTTTCTGCCTGCTAAATAAGCCGTTTTTCCCACCCGACGGTAGGACAATATATTCGTTGTCTTTCAAATAGAGCATTGATACGAAAGTGTCCAGTGAGGCATCCTTGCCGTCACGGACATATCGGTTGAAAGCCGTGTCCACGTGCATGAAGTGCTCGAAACACATCCCCTTCAGGCGTTCCCCCGGCGCTTTCAGCCCGGAGACGGCAGGAAGGATAAAGCGGTCCGTCCGGACACGGCAGTCGCTGATGAACTCCACCAGTTCGCTCAGCTTATAACTGTAATAGGTGTCGGAACCGACCCCGGACGGCAGGGAATAGAACTCCTTCAGAAAGGACGGTTCGTCTATTTCCTGAAGATAAAGCCGCGACACGAGCAGGAACTGTGCCGGTGTCAGTTCCTCCCATTTCTGAGGTACCCGGCGGATTATCTCATGGCAGATTCCGAATTTACGGTATGCAATGCGAAGCTCCCTCATGTCCAGAATGTGCGTTTATGGTCATTGTCCCGGTCATATATCTGCCTGGGATCACCCTCATAGAAATTCTCAAAACAACTCCGTACCGTACGCAGCAGAACGGTCATGTACATGTCCGCATCCGCTTTCAGATTCTGGATCTGTACGGCTATGCGCTCCGTATCGACGGGTCTCTTCTCCTCATTGCCCTTCTCACCCGGCTGTACAGCGGTGAAGTACAGCCCCCGGTCCGTGACGCTGCCCGTCTCCATCAGCAGGCGTCTGACTGCCATTGCCACAATGTAGCGGGAGCAGGCAAGGCGCAACCGTTCCACACTCTTCCGGGCTTCTTCATCTTCTGGGGGATTTACCAGTCCCTCAATCAGATGCTCATACAGCTTGTCACCGATGGCCGGCTGAAGGAGCATCTCCTCGGCAAACTTCAAGTGCGGCTGCAAGCGAAGGAAAACAATCCGGCTGCCATTGATAAAACAGACATCATTGACATCCGCGGTACTGCGGACAATGGCTGATTTACGGTCCTGATAGGCCTGGGAGGACGCGAACTCCGGATATTCGGCTATATGGGCATACAGAAACTCAAGCAGCTCGTCGAGCGCATTGAACCCCTTGTTGCGTAACGATGCCCGCAGGTTATCTTCCTGGTACTTGTACACCTGCTGGAATGATTCGCCGTTGTCGGATTTCTGACGTTGGAATCCCGCATCGGTGATACGCATGCTGATCTCATCGAAGTCATTCCAGAACGCCAGGTTCGCGTTCGCGCGTTTGCAGATCTCCAGCAGGTGGCTGTCCAGCTTCTCCCGTTCGGTTGCCCCTTCGGTATTCTGTTCCAATACATCCGGATTTGGACCGAATTCGTATATCTCGACCACTTCTCCCGCCATCGCATCGCCCAATAACGGAACGAGGTATTGCCGGAAAGCATTCCGGAGCGGTGCCTCCATCATGTCAAAGGAGATGGCGGTATTCACCTTCATCACCGCTTTCAGCTCCTTGCCGTTGTTCCATTTTTCTGCACTGAATATCATTAGCTCAATGTTTTTTTGGTACCGCTGCCGGTATCAAGGGTTACTAATACGGTATTACGGAAACGCAGCTCGCATTCCGGCATGCCGTTCATTTTGATATAGAGTTCTATAGGGTCCAGGATGTTCTGCCGGTCAATCCACGCATTGGCAATATTCACGAGGAAAGCCTCACGGATATTGGAACCACCCTGGTTGCCGGCATAGGTGCCACCGGGCATACCTGCACCGAGCACATTCGGATTCACCATCAATGCAAACAGAATTTCCGAGTTGGCGGCTGCCGACACCGGAAGATTGTCACTGCCCTGGTATTTGTTCTCCAGCGGCTTGATTTTCCACTCCTCCTCAATCCTGCCGTTCATCTCGTTCACGGCATAATGAGAGAAGATGGGCTTCTCCGCATTGTCCGGTCCGCAAAGGTTCTGCTCCACAGAATCCATATATTTCTGTATGGCCGCCTCACGCTCCTTGGCAGAATAGTCCTTGGACGGGTATTTCTTCTCCCAGTAGGAATACGGTATCTGTACATGCCACTTCCAGGTTATCTGGTTCTTGTAGGCTTTCTTGAGGAAATGGGGGATAAGATGGGCTATCTCCACCCATCCACAAACGTAGGCAGGCCACCATATGGGCATGCCATAGAGGTCATCGTTGCTCCAGCTGTCACGTACCGGCATGATGAAGCCATCTTTCGTCCTACCTGCAAATTTCAGTACTTCTGCGTGCATCTGCGGGTCGTATTCGGAGAGGACATCCAGCCTGGTGTATTGTCCCTTGTCCGGACGTTGCGGCCAATATCCGGAAACGATGCACTTGCAGGCGCCGTATTCGTCCACTTCGGAATAACGGCGGTAAAGCGCATTGACCGGATTGACCCCTGCAAAAGAATTGCCGGCAGCCGAGGGCACGAACTGGACGGCACCGTTGCCGAATTTCAAGTAATCCCGAAGCACTTTCTCCATGTAGCGCCTCACATTCCGGGAAGCAATAAAAGTCTGTACCCGGCTATCGGTAACGGGCTTCAGTATCTCGTTACCATCATTGTCGTAACCGTTCACCGTACAAGGGTATATGCCTTGCCCAAGTGTCAGGTTACGAAGAAACTTCAGGCCCGTATTGAGCACGCTGGTGTTTCCTATCTCTTCAGCCGCCTTCTGGGGGAAATCATTCTCATCTCCCCACGGACGCACCTTCACTCCGTCGATGTCTATATAGGAAACATTCGACAAGTCATATGGCGCCAGGATTCGGGTACGCTCCTTCATTTCGTTCTGGGGTTCCCCCGTCGTCTCGCCGAATATGTACGTGGACTGCATCAGCAGGGGAATGCCGCTTGAGTTAAATAATATATTCATCAGAATACGATTTTCTTTTTGTTATACTCCAGTATCAGGTCGATATTCACGGGGTAGGGGTGTCCTTCCGGATTTCCCTTACAGTCGCAGGGCTGCACGCCCCGGAGCTGGTATTCCTTCATGTTCATGCGTCCTGCACCGCAGGCGTAGGCCTGGGGAATGAAATAGACCTTGCCTTCCTTGCTGACGAACTTTATCGAAAATATGTGCCGGTGTCCGCGTTCGTCCCTGCGGATATCCATGTCGGCCAGAGCCAGGTTTCTGCGTATTGTCTCCATATCGTTATATCATTCAAATGTATAGTCAAAAGTCTTGTCGAATATCCGCTCGCGGATGTTGCCGGTGCGTCCAAAAGCCAGATGCCGACGTGATGCCTGACGGAATGTGAGCGAGACATTAATTTTCTCGCTGCCGGTACGCCTGTGCGAGAAATCAATATCAGTGACCACCACTTCCGTCAATGTTTTCGTATCATACAGCTGCAGGGAATCAGTTGTTGTCAGATCCAGAACCTTGCCGTATTGTCTGGTGTCCAGATAGCCGCTGTTTGCCGTACGGCTGTCAATGTATTCGGCATCTGTCCGGACAGTCCTCTGCAGCAGTTCGACCGTTTCACCTTCCAGTTCGGGGGAATATTCCACCAGTCCGGTGAATGCCATTGTCTCTGGCATCCCGAATGCGTTCCGATAAATGAAGTTGGTGATATTACGGTACAGCCGTTTATCATTGATAAACCTTACCTTATCCTTCACAATTCCGTTCTCCTCCAGCATGGCATCATAGAAGAGGATGGATTCCGTACCAATGCCGGACAATGCCGCAACCCGTTCGAGGGATAAAGAAAAAGCAAGCATACCATTGGTGGCACCAAAGTCCTTGGTGACCCGTCTGTACCGTTCCTTTCCGGCATCTAAGTATGCCACCCCTATCTCCAAAGAAATCCCTTCACGTACCCTGAATGTCAAGTATTCCATTCTATCATGGGCTGTACGGATTGTGTTCTCATGTGTCAAGAAAAGCACGTCTGACGGGGATACCGATGTACGACAACGACTGTAATAAGCCTTGAAACTCTTCCGGACTGTGTCCTGCTTGTCCGAGAACACAGCGGTTATGGACAATGGAGCCTGATAGTAAGAGACTACATTGCTGGACATCCCTTTCGGATCATGCAGGGAAAAGTAACTGCGAAGCATTTCCCCTATCTCATGAATCACCACGTTGCCTTTTAAGGCATAATAGCTCTCATTGAAAATCTCCGTACCTCCGGTTTCAATGCGGACATTCAACTGTTCATCCGTGATTCCTGAGATTTCTATTTCTCCGATTTCCGAGATGAAACAGTCCACTCCATCATGTATGCCATCCACTACCATTGCCAAAGAGTTTTAGAAATGCCCAACACCAGTGACCTGTTGTACAAGTCATAGCCTGCTCTGAACTCCCATTGCTTATGGCGATATTCTGCCGACAAGACTTGCCAGGAACGTCCAATTTCCATACCTAAGGCAAGAGCGTTGTTGCAGACGACCGGTTGCCGGTAGTCCACAACTACGGTACGGTCAAGTAGGGCATTGTGGGATATGATGTCGGTCATTTCCACCCGCAGGTAAGGACGTTCAATAATCGTATCGCGATAATGCTTCTCCGAGAAATAGTCGGCCAATATAGCCGCCGTATCCACTTCTGTGGGTACCTCACGGACAATCACCTTTGGTTCCGGAATGGCAGGGCGTATCGTATCATGCTTGACCACCGTTTCCGGTACGCGGACAATGCTCCGTTTCCGGGAACCCAGCCAGTGGCCGGCCCAGCCGGAAAGAAGTGCGATAACCGCACAAAGCAACATATGGCTAACCTTCCGTCTCATCGGCCTTTCTTCTGAATTTATCCGTGACTATCACCCACAATGTTCCCATCTGCTTGATCAGCGCGTCCTTCGGCTTGCCGTCGATGACCGCCAGGTTCTCCAGTATGCTTGTCACGTGTTCGACGCAGAACCAGGTCATGACGAACACCTTGACAACGGAAAAGAACAGGGTGGCCAGCAGCATGACAAAGCTTTCTTCCGCTCCGGCCTTGCTCTCCAGATAGAACGAGTGCGTGATATAGATGATGGTCAACCAGATACACAACTTGATGATGCAGCGTGAGAACCGGAAGCTTTCAAATCCTATTCCCTGGACCTTGCTCGCCCGGATGCCCGTCCACATCTCTGAGACAATGGCGACGAGCATGGCCATGGCCAGGAACGGTGTAATGCCTATCCATTCGCTGACTACGGCAGTGACAGCGCTGAAAGAGATGGCCGGGAATTGCAGGTTGTACTTGAAGCTCGGAGCCACCGAAAGAAAGAACTCCTTCAGTGAATCATACCCATAGGTGGCGACGAATTTTGTGAAAAAGCGTATCATATCTTTTTTTGTCACAAAGATAGAATCCAACCATCCGTTCTCATAGGACAAAAAAAGCCCCTCCGTGGTTGAAGGAACGGCGATACGACCAGTCATTCCGCTTTTCGGGCCCCATTCCGTTTGCGAGCGTGCGAGCAAACGGAATGGGTGCACCCTGCACCCATCTGTCAAATCAGCCCCTCATCGCAAAAGCTGTAATATCCTCCATTAGTGATAATCACATGGTCCATCATCCTGATATTGAATAATCCTGCCGCCTTGTTAAGCTGCTCTGTCAGTCTCTTGTCCTCGTTGCTCGGTCGGCTGTTGCCACTCGGATGGTTGTGTACCGCTGCAAATTGCGTAGCCCCCGTATCAATCAGTACACGCATAATCAGCCTTATATCCGCTGAAGTCTGGTCTATGCCGCCTACCGATATGCGTATTTTCTTGATGAGATTGGCAGATTGATTGAGGGATATGACCCAAAACTCCTCATTCGGCAAATCTCCTATCAACGGCCCCATCAGTTCGTATAGGTCTTCGCTCCTTAATATCTGCCTGCGTTCCACCTGCTGCGACTGTTGTCTCTTGTATATCTCCACGGCTGCCATGGCTACTTTCTTACGTCCAGGAGTCAAGGAAGAAAATAACTTTTCAAGGTCTATCACTTCGTTGCCGCGTTCTATGTCCGAAACAATTTGTCTGTTGTTGCTGATTTCGTAAATCAGTTCGCTGTCGCTCATGTAGCGACAAGCATTGTCAAATAAAGTCTCCATAATGTCCGTATTTTATTAGGTAGCCCACCCGAAAGTGGGCTATTCTGTTTGTTATTCACTGATTAGAAGCTGCTCCAGTTCTTCGATTTTCGACTGTATTTTTTTCTTCATAAACTTTATGAACTCTTCCAGCAAATAACGGTTAGAAATGGTAAAGATGTCGCTATTACTGCCATAGCCCGAAGCGTCCGCAAACCGCAATTTATAGAGGGTCGTTTCAAAAGAATTGTCCTCTTTCAGCTTTCCTGCCGCTTCATCCAGCTTATCCATAGCGTTGATGAATGCGGTACGGTTACGGGAAATCTCTTTCTTCCGTTCCAGCTCGGCCAAACATTTTTCCAGCTCTTTCGTCTTGCGGTTGATTTCCTCCTGCAATTTGGCAGCCTCGTCCTTTTTAGGGGTCTTCCCCTTACCCTTGGGGGTATCGGGCTTTTCCGCTTTCTCTTGTTGCTGTTGGGGCTGCTTTCCCTGCTTGCCTGCCTCTTTCATGGTTTCTACTGCCTTAGTTACTTCCTGACCGATTGTTTTTACTTCTTTTTCCATTGTTGTAAATTTTAAAAAGTTAATAATTAATGATTTATAAATAGTGGTTAACCTACTTCTCTAACTTGTGCACCTGGCTTTCGGCAAAGAGATAGCATAAGGGGAAAAAGTCCTCTTTCGCTTCCTCTTCCCGGCCTTGTTTTTTCAGTTCCTCAATGCGCTGTTTTTCCGCTTTCGAGGTGATGGGCATTCCCCATATAAGCAGGGCTTTTTCTCCCTTGCGAACGGTGTAGCCCGCCTCTTTCCACTCCTTGAAAGTCTTTAGGTTGGTATATCCTTTGCAGGCGTAGTGAAACCGCAACAGACCGTTTACCGTGTCATCCTCATTGCCCATGTATTCGCCCATCTCCCTACGGGCAACCAAAGACTGCGACAATGTTTTCAACTGCTGCCTTTTCAGCAAGCGTGCTTCACGTTCTTTCTTTTCGTCTCTTTCCTTTTTCATGATTCTATGTATTAAGATGTTATGTATTAAAATATTACGCCTCTATAATCACATAATCCTCCACCGTCTGAAAGTACGGGTCAGCCGTTGAAAGCAATTCCCACTTTTTTCCGCTCACATCCCGAAAAAGAATGCTCAACTCCCTAATCCCGTCAAACTTCTTTAATATTCTGTACCCCTTAAAATATTTGTTCAAGACCTCGATAGCCTGTTTGTAAGTGAATGTTTTCATAATGCTGCAATTTTTATGTTGAACCTTGAGCTTCCGGGTGTGAGCCTTTTCAAATTTGGCTGTTTCCCTGATTGGAGCTTTTTTTTTCTGCGTCGCCTGTCGCTACGCGGTATGTTTCGCCTTTTTTACGCTGCATCAAAAGGTGTTGTAAGGAGCAAGAGCAAGTTTTTCAGAAAACCGGAACGGCCTGAATACTACCCGAAGGGTGGAGATTTTTTCGGAAACGCCAGCCCGAACTTGAGCCAGCGACGTCAACATTTACCTTTGCAGCACAAAAAAGCGAAACTGCGTGGTGATAGGGGACAGAAATGAAGGGCGACAATCAGAAAAGGAAACAGCCTGAAACGCATAGTTGAAAACTATACCGCTCTACGGTCTCCACCTTAGCTATTGAAACGGAAAAGACCGGGTCTACCTGCATGGATGCGGACAAACGCAAGTAGCTGCCGCTACTTACCGCTGAGACGCGCAAAATCCGTACTGGAGGAAATAGATTTGCCTGCCTGTTCCTTCAGTACGGATTTTGCGCGCGCCGTACTCTTTGTTAATGAATGTTATAAGAAATATACTCCTTTGATAATGAATACAGAATACACCTCTTTCCATCCGAATGGAAACAGAAACGGAAGTTTCTGCCGACCGCGCCCTATCCAAAAACGCAAACAAAAGCGCAAGAAGTAAGGAAATATGACAAGGAGGGTGCCCCCTCGGGCAGTCCTGTGCCCGATAGCCTGTCCTGAAGTGCAGCGATTCCCATTGCGGACGTTGCGAGTCCTGCCATAAGCATTGCGATTGTGATTGCGGATGTATGTGTATGAGGTGAATCAGATACGTGCGTCCACGAATCCGTATGCCTGCCTAAGCAGGTGCCCGTACTTCGTCCATACACGCTTATCTACCGCATCACCGAAGTGGGTGGCTTCTTCCGGAAGGATGGACTGGTTGCGTTCGCTACGCTTATCCTTGGCAAAACGCCCCTCGCGGTCCTCGATGACACGCGTATTGTTCATGGAGATGAGTGTATATTTGCATTTCGAGCCGTTGAAACGCTTCTTCGGGAACCGTTCGTCTTTCTCTGCCAGGATGGAAGCCCAGAGCAGGTACTTGTCATGCTGCGGCGGCTCCATGCCCGCATGGGTGTGCTGTTCCACCGTCCACCCGTGTTTCTCCAGACGCTCGATGGCAAGCTCGTTGTAGGACTTCTTGTTGTTGGCACGGCGTGCATCCCCGTAACGGTCACGGTAATAATGCAAGTGCTTGTTGATATGATTACGGTAGTAGTGACAGAACTTGTCCATCAGCGCGTTCACCATGGTGTCATCCTCTTCATCACGCTTGACGAAGAACTCGTTGATGTTGTTGTCCACCGGCTCACGTGTCAGCAGCTTCGTCACGAAGTCATAGTTGCGCTCTTGCGCCACTTCCAGGAATGAGGCGGCACTACCCCAGTCGGGTGTCAGCTCTATCGGCTGGTTGGGATTGCAGTCCAGGTCACGCCGGCTGTCATCGTTATTGGCAAGCTGCTGCCAGTTGTAGTTATGATCTTCGGCAAAGTCACGGATATAGTCGTCATTGGTTGCATTGTAATAGATATGGCGTTCATCCAATTGGTAGTAGCAGCTGTCAATCTTATCCACCATGAAGTTCAGGATCTCTATCATGAAGGAAAGCTTATCCATCACCTTGTACTGGTTCAGGATATAGTTCATGCCCACATTGGCGATGTTGTCGAAGATAGAGCCAAGGATAAAGAGCGTGCCGTCACGTGAAACGAACGGCGTGATACTTTGCCTGAGACGGACGGTCTCGTTCCAAATCTCCTTGAACAGTCCCGCATCATTCGCAATCCTTGCATCAATGAGCTGCATCTGTAACCGCACAATCCTGTTCCAGACATCAAACAGCCGGATGCCGCGTTCTTCTTCATAATACTTGGCCGGTTCAAGCAACCATTTCTGTTCGGGCGTGTACGGCATGGAGGAAAGGAAGGTGTTGCCGTGATGCTTCAGAACGGGATTCTCGGACTTGCGGCCAAAGATGTGTTCATTACCGCGGTTGGTCGGTGCCGCCTCCTGGTCGAATTTTTCTTTATCGAGCGTCAACGCTTCGTCGGTGATGTTGTAGTCCGCATTAGGACCACGGCTGTTGCCGCCCTGGGTAAGTATGTAGAGCATGTGCCCGTTGCTGAAGCTGATGCCGTATTCGAATGACATGATGTGCTCGTATGGCTTGTACCATCCCTCGATGGGACGGCGGCACACCACATAGTCACCGGTCTTGCTGACCGGGTCCCACTGCTTGTAACCGAGCATCTCCAGCATCTTGAACGCTGAAGGCAGGGTCTTAGTCAACGCCTGCCCGATGGTGGCCTGGGTGAGTGTGGTGATGCCGCGTGGCATCAGCCGGATGTTGTCATCTATCACGGCACCGGTAATGAATGATTTACCCGTTGCACGCGAGTAGATGACATATCCGTTCTTGTACGGCATCACGAGGAATGCCGCCTGCGCCGGATTGACCTGTATGACCTCTTCCCAAACGTTTTCGTCCATCGTCCTGACATATCAATAGCGTGGGAAAACAATGTAGTTCATACCCTCGGAAGAAGTCATACGGGGCATGTCCTGCCCGGTATCAGCCAGCAGTTGCGACACCTCGTCCGGCTTGAACTTGGCGGACACGGTACAGACAATCTGTGTCTTGCTGACCGATACCATATCAATATGCTTATGGTCAACCAGATAGGAAATCAAGCGTTTGTTTGTCAGTTTCTTCATGATAATCTATTTATGAGTTCATTATTTCTTCTGCCTGTACATCGTCAATAGGCGTGTACATCGAATCCACCAAAACCTTCTGCTCTTCCTGGGAAAGGTTGCGGATGGCATTCAGAGGAATATCCACCTTTTGCCCCATACTGTTGATCTGGATGTAGAATACGTTCTTCTCCATGCGTCGCGGGTCCTCGACGGAAGCCGGCTTCTCACCAATCATCTGATGCAGTACTTTCTTGGCGTTGTTCCATTGCTTGAGATCACCTTTGAGTTTGCAATCCCGGATAAGCTGAATCTGGTCCTTGATCATCCAGGCATACCAGAAGTCCCAGTCGAACTGGTGCTGTGTCTTGAACAGTTCTTTTGCCAGGGCGATGTCCTTCCTTATCTGGGTACGCGAGATACGGTATTTTGCCAGCATGATGTTGATGATGTGGCTCTCGTTCGGATAGTCATCCAAAAGGCGTGCTATCTGCAGCACCCGGTTGCACTGTACACGCAGATGCTCCGGTAGCGGACTGTTTTCCGGGTCGATGATGTGCTGCTGTATAAGGTCGTAGGATTGCTCCTCCAATGCGGCCTTGCTTTTGGATGCCGTTAGACGGTTGTTATTCATACTCAAGATACTGCTGTTGCGATTTGATGAACTTGATAAGCTCCTGCTGTGCCGGGTTGCTGCCATTGGCGGCCGACTTGATGAGTGACTCCCGGAGTTCGACCATCTGACGAAGATGGCCCCGGTAGAAGGCGGTCCGGATTTCGGTGCCCGGTGTGCGGAGTTCCGCGAGAAAGTCCGTCTCATCGGCACCTATATTGATGGCTATCAGCCCCGGAGGGATCAAACGATAGGCCATCTTCTCTATCTCCTCACGTTGTTCCTGAGTCAAATTCATCATTCAGTATTTTAAAGTCAAAATCAAAAATATCTCTGCCGGTATGGATGATTCCACGTTCCAGCTTCGGGTTGTGCGTGGCGTTCTGGCTGCCCACTACGGTAATCTTCCAGTCCTCGTTATACAGCAGCGCCACCTTCGCATGAAGCGCGAGGCAACGGTAGCAGTCCGGGAACGTGGTCACCAGATAATCGAACGGTTTGGGTGAGATGCTGCGTACACGATTATCGATCAGGAACCGTACCGATAGCAACTCATCAGTCTCAACCTTGCGATGAAGGGCGTTGATGCTATCCATAGAGATGGAATAGGTTGTCAGGAACAGATGTGCCGGACCCGTCTGCTTCAAAATATATAAAATCAGCTGGATCAGGTTAAATGCTCCAGAAGAGTAGAAATGCTTGTCCCTGCCGGGTACCAGCACCCCCATGGCGTCCGGATGCAGCAGCTTCTCCGCAACCAGGTCATGGCCGGAGGCTGCCGCATCCGTTCGGCGGATGTAGCCTGCCGGGTATCGGTCTCCCTGCATAGGGCTTACTGCGTCATCCGCCGGCATCATCTTATTCTCAATCTCGCTGCAACAGACCAACATAACCTATTGCAGTTCCGCCAAACGATATTCTATCTTTTCTACCAGTGCTTCCTGGGCAGCCACCTTCTTCTCGTATTTCACGCGTTTGGGGCAGTCCGGAAGCGGATTTTCCTTGCCGTCTTTAGGCTTGCTCTCCGAAGAGTACAACAACATGTTTTTTGCCTTGGTAATCTTGCTCTTGGCATTGGATTTCGCTTTCTTCAGTTCTTCCACGGAAAGGGAACTGATATCGGTCTCATCCTCTTCCTTTTCCGGATTTTCTTCGGGAGTATCCGCTTTTTGGTAGAGTTCGTCCAGCTGCTTGTCAGTCGGCAACTCCTTGTTCTGCTCATATTGCTGTTTGATGGCCGCTAGCAATGTCATGCGGTTGGAGAGGAAGGCTATACGGGTAACAATATCCTTGCGCTGTGCACATACAGCCGCCGTATTGGTCTCACCCTGTTCGGACAGTAACCGGTGCAGCCGTGAACGTTCATTGTAGCATTCCCGGAAATCATAGATGATTTTGGCAATGACAGGCGGATAAGCGGGCTGTTCATCCGTTTCGCGTGCCAGTTCCTTTTCCGCAATGGTAACGATGGCCGCCGCCGTTTCTTCGGGAACCGTCTCGGAACGGCCGTCATTACCGGGCACCGCATCATCCGCCAGGTCCACATCCTCAAAGCGCGGGTCATCCGGATGGTACCAGACTTTAATCATCTGCCGGATTTCGTATTCCAGCTTCTCGCGGGTATGCGGCTTTTCGCCTAATTTAGCCAACTTGGATGATACGATTGTCTTGTAACCTGATTTAGCAAGGATAGCCACACCAACATTGTATTCTCTCTTAGCAGAGTTCAGCCAGGCGATACCTTCTCTGCGGGCTTCGATATAAGCATTTGTAATTTCAGCCATGATTCTTGATATTAACGTTATACAAAGATGTTGCGAATTTTATTGCCGGGATAGGACAAAACAAAATGTCCGCCTCCCGGAAAGAATCCGGAGACGGACATAAACAGCCAACTGACCAGACGAAGAAACAAAAATCAGCCTCCGGGTGCAGCTTTCACAGTAAGAATGTCTTCCATGTCACCTTCATACACGCACTTGATGGGGGTAGCGAAGGTATAGTGAAGCGTACTTTGATTGCGTCCGCTACTGCCGGTTCCGGTGGTGGCCCCGTCTCCTGAGGCACGCATGGCACCGCGCCGCTTGTCACCCATTAGGAAGTTTGTACCGTTGTTGTCGGTCACGATGAAGAACATCTTACGGCCTTTGGTGGCATTCTCGAAACCGAATACCTTCTTCCGCATCTTGGGAGAAATGATGTTCAAGTCCATCAGTGATGACTCACCACCGGTTTCTCCCTGATCCGTAATCTTGAATTCCGCCAGGTCGTCCGTGAAATCCATCTTATAAGCACGCCTGCCTTCCTTCATGACAAGGTCTCCGACCAGTGTGCCGGCTTCTTCAAGCGAAAGCGGGGCATCCGTCTTTTTCGGATAGTCCGGCCATGTTGCCACGTCTTCATGATAGCCGAAGATAACGGACGGTACGATTCCCGCCATGTTACCCTGACTGTTGCAGTCCATTGCCTCGTTGATGTCATCAAGGGCAATACATAATTTGGGGTCTACTTCTGCCATAGTCACAGGATTTATTCAGATTTAACAACGTATGTACCCGTCACTTTCTCTACTGCACCCGCAGCAGGAGTTTTCTTCTGCACGGCAGGAGTGGTATATCCGGCAGCTTCCAGGAACTCGACGGTATATTCCTTACCACCGGGAACCGCTACATACGTGCCGGAATCACGCCAGCCCTCTTCACCCTGAATACGCCATTTGCCACCGTTGGCCTTCGCTTCATCCGGTGCAATTGTGACCTCGATATATCCGAACGGGTTGCTACCTTCAGGATCCACCGGACGGTCATTGACGCAGAACTCCGATTTATGTACCGATACGAACTGGAAGCCTATCACGTACTTGCCCGCAGCATCAAACGTATAAGGATTACCGGAGAAGAACGGCTTGATAGACTTGAAATCACTCTCTTTGTCAAAGCCGTAGCAAATGTTCCCTTTAGTGGTCAGCATGACGAACTGGCTGCCATCGGGAAGATTCGGAACACGTACCAGCTCACAACGGTTGTTGGAACCGAGCAGGTGTTGTGTATCGGAAGTATCTTCTTTTAATCCGATAACGATAGTACCTTCATCTTTGCGCCAGTCATCGTACATGTCGCCCAAATCATCGGAAATGAACATCTTGATGTTCTTCTTGCGCTTGAAGGTACGCGGCATGTGACGCCACATCTCCAGTAACTTTTCGCCAATGTTGGCACGAGTCAGTTCACCGGTAGTATAAACGTTGCCCTCGGCACTGGAGATATCCCCGACTGCCTCACCTTCGGTAATAATGGTACCGATACCGTCGAAAGAGTCCTGAATGTCCGTCTTGTTCTCATCAGCGCTGTATTTCGCTGTGAAGATGGCAAACAGCAAATCATTGGATGCCAGTTCGTGCCCGTGGTTGATCAGCCACAGCTCGAAGGGATGTTCTTTGCGGAGTGTACCGGGAACCTCGGCAATGTAGGTACGGCGGTAGCGTTCCGGCTCGTCGGACATCTCCATCACAACCGGACGTACTACCAAGCGGCGGGGAACAATCTTACCCAGATACTTGCCAGCTGTAAACTTACCGGTGTACTTGCTGGAAATACTTCCACCCTCTACCTTGCCCAATTCAAGAGAATCGGTAATGCCCGGTACCGGAGTGAAATGTTTCAATACCTCCGAAGCGTCGAGCTTATCGACCGCCTTCAGGATGTCTCTGTGCTTTTTTACCGCGGTCAGAACCGTGGTAATGTCAATAGGTGCTTTAAAATCCATAAATAGAATAGTTTAGATGTTATTCATTCTCATAACTGTTGATCGGATCCGTAGCGATATCGGCAAACTTGCTGTCTTCGTTCGATTCCTGATGACTGGCGGTTGCCGTTCCGGGAATCTTGGCCACGATATCACGGATAACCTGTACCTTGGCCTTGTTGTCGGCGGCATTCCTGACGCTGTCACTCAGGCTGTCAAGGTCATTCACGACTGCCGTCAGACTGTTTTCGGCAGTCTTCTTGGCGGTGTTGGCGACAGCCAGGTCATTCTCCGCTTTGGCCTTCGCTTCGTTGGCGGCCTTGGCGGCGTCGTTGATGGCCTGCAGATTCTCCACGGTAAGCAACATCTTACCGTCTTTTTCCTCAACGCCTTCGCAGTTGAGGATCTGGTTGATGAAAGTAAATTCTTTACGCATAACTGTATTTGAAGAATTAGAAATGTCAGTCTTGTTGCCGGCAGGGAACAGCCCTTTGATACCGTCGATAATCTGGGAGACCAAGTTTTTGTCACGGCCTTCCGGTTCCGGCTTCTCCTCCGAATCGATAGCCGGCAACGGTATACCAAGTGCGGTGAAGCAGTCGGTCATTTCATTGGTCACCTGCGGCTTTTTATGGGTACCGGGAATAATCTTGTCTATGAATCCCCATTCCTTGGCTTCGGCGGCAGGCATCCAGCGTTCCTCTTCCATCAGGGTGATAATCTCCTTCAGGCTTTTGCCGCTACGGTTGATGTACTTCTGTGCAATCATCAGGTCAATGGCTTCCGCGCTCTTCTTCTTGTTCTGCAGTTCCTTGATGGTATCCTCCAACTGGTCCGCATTGAGCTGGCCCCAGATGTCCACTCCCAGGCTGCATTTATGCGCCAGCCACATGCCGTCCTCGTGCATCTCGATGGATTTGGCGCCGAACGCCAATATGGTGGCCGCCGAAGCGTTGAAGCTGATGAACTCCACCGTCACATTGCCGTGCTCGGCCATCAAGGCGGACATGGCGACCGCTTCGGCCACATCACCGCCATAACTGGAAACCTTCAGGCGTACGGGCTGGCCTTTGGCCTTGTCAAGAAAGTATTTCAGATAGTTTTTGTTGTACCAGTAACGGTCAATCGCTCCGAATAATGTGATAACTGTCTCGTTCATAAAACTTATTTTTGCGCAAAGAAAAACGCAAAAAAAACGGTACCCAAGGACATTGGGTACCGTCAGCCGAAAGGTAAATGTTTGACTGAAAGAGTGTTGCGTGTCAGCAAAGGAAGCCGTACGGTTATATTTCCTCCATGTTTTCAATATAGACGGTCGGTTCATCCTGGATGCAGGTGAACGTGAATGAGGTGCCGTTCCGTTCCGACACGGAACGTCCGCTTGTCTTGTTTGTGGCGAACAGCATGAGTGCGTCCTCCTGCCCGCACCAATGGACCGCCCCGTTGCCGTCCACTGCCAGTACATACCACAAGCCACGCTCCAGCATCTCCATCAGCTGATGGTTTGCCGGGGAAAGTTTCGGAATCACCCCTTCAATGGAAACGTTCCAGCAGTCCCCCGCGTCATTCACCTCCTTGTCTTCATTATAGGAATAGGTGTCATTGGCATATACCGGTATGGAAACAATATCCTCCCGGTTGCGGAGTTCCAGATAGTTCAGACCGGCGGCATAGTCCTTACGGATTTGCACGAACGAGGCCGGAGGCACGGCAATCACCTGCAACAATCCTCCGACGTTTTCAAAATCATAATGCATTGCTTTCATAAGCCATTTTTCCCTGCTGGGAAATTGTCCCGAATTCGGACAACTTCCCCAAAATTATACGGTTAATAAAGTCTAAAATCGTGGTATTCTCCACCGTTTTCCTATATCCATGTCGGTTATACTCCCTGCGGATAGTCTCATAAGACCAGGTGTCGTCATCAAAGCCGAAGCTGTTCTGAAAGTTGCGGATGGCGGTCGAGAGTGGGATTCCGATACTGACATGGGTGTCGAGATAGAGGAAAAGCATCTGCTTGATCCGTCTCTCCACCTTGCTGCCGAACGCCACCACTTCGGTATTCGACATCGCCCATCCGTATCGGTAGAAGTCATCACGGCGTATCTCCACCGCCACGTTGGCGGTATATCGTGCCAGGTTCCGGTATCTGTTCTCGTATCGTCCGGGTTTTGCAAGCCTGGAAAGGAAGTCGTTCTGCAGCTCCTTGTCCGGGGACAGATTGACTATTTCTGTCCAAGTGTCGTCCGGGGAATTGAAATTGTACAGCAGGAATTGCTTGACATAAGGCTTGCAAGGGAGCCAGCAAACAAATCGGTCTTTCTTCGTCATTTAAAGTATTGATTTTTATACAAAAATACGCATATTGATTAATATATTCATCACTCTCTTGTTTTTTATTTCTATTGGAGCAGGCACATTTTGCCCTCTACACCTTCTACACTTTCTACAAAGTATAAAATTACCTATATATCAACAACATAACGGTTTTAGTATAAAAGAAAAAGTGTAGAAAAACCTTCTACAAAGTATCTATTTGTAGAAGAAATACAGAAAAGCAGCATTTTGTAGAAATTTGTAGAAGCTTGTAGAACATCTTTTTATAACATAAAACACTGATTTATAAAGATGTAGAAAGTGTAGAAAGTGTAGAAGCATTTTTTGCCCCAAAATAAAGCATCTTTTTTGTCTCAAAAAGGCAAGAAAAAAGCCCCTACCTTCACAGGCAAGAGCTTCCGCACAACTATGATAGACATTAAAATTTATATGGAGAAGTTTTGTCCTCCGGCGGTTTATTATCCCGCCCTTCTTCCTCTTCGTCAGGCATTCCCATATCAATGTTGAGATTGATATTATAGTTTGCCATCAGCTCCGTGTAATCGAAGCAGAGGGCCTGCTTGGTCACACTGGTTTTCTTATAATACTTTTGTCCACCGGCCTCCAGTTCTTTGGTTACTTCTACCCCCTTCAATATGTTCTTGAAACGGACGGAGTTTTGTACCCCCAGGTATTCTTTGGAGTTCTCCAAGTAGAAATTCAACGATTCAGTCGGTAAAGCGGTATCTCCCACCTGCTTGCTGAACTTCTTATACAGCATGAAGATGCGGTCTGTGCGCATACGCAGGATAGGGCGTGGCTGCTTAAAAGCGAGGTCCTTGACCTTGTTTGTCTTCAGCCCGGACAAATAATCAATGCGGAAATCCGACTCTAAGAATATTTCACCGTCCTGCTGCAAGTAACTGACCACATTCCAGAAGTTGGCCAGTTCGTTGTTGCTCTTGCATTCACGGTTCTGTCGGATGATGCCGTCCACACAGATGTTCAGCAGCTCCAGGTAAGTAAATGGCACGTCGAGCACCGCTTCAAGCGCGCGGAAGGCGGCCAACGGAATGACCCAGTTCCGCTGGATGCGGTCTTCTATGCTCTCGCCTTTCAAGCGTTCATTCAAATCCCCCATACACTGGCGATAGGAGGACGTGAAATCCGTCTCCATTTTTGACCGGTAGCGCAACAGCTGCAAAGTAAGGTGCGACAGTCCTAAGTCGCGTATTGACTTGCATTGGTCAAATGCCTGTTTCTCAGACGTGGAGAATTCCGTTTTGGTGAAGGTCAGGTAAATCAACCTGGAAAATAGGGCGATGTCAATTGTCGGCATTTCTTGACCGGATAGGATGACACCGCAATCCACGCTCGTAATCTCCCGCTTCTTGTCCCGGTCCATGTTCATGCGGCTTCGGCCGGTTCCGTCCCACAAGCCTTTGAGGAACTCCCGTTTGTCAAGGTCGATGGAATTCTTGTACTCGTCAATATGCACCAGCGCATTGGCGCATTGTGCCACCGCATCTCCCAAGGCTGCAATAGTCGCATTCTGGATGTTTGGCGGATTATTATTGATGATGAAGAACGACATCAGGCTGTGACCGAGTTCTGATTTGCCGCTACCTTTCGGACCAAACAGATTAAGGATGGGAAAACTTTTAGTTTGCCCCGAAATAATATCCCGGAAAAGGGAAGCAATCAAGAAGCAGATGCCAACCTTAGCATTGTCTCCGAATACACGAATCAACTGTTCGCTGTACACCCTTATGCTGACATTGTTGTACGTGGTGTGTACAAACCTGCGTTCGAACTGAAATAATTTGATGTCATCACGATAAATGGTACTACAACCCGGTAGGTAAAAATTGCCATTCTTCAACCGTACGATACCGTATTCATCCGCGATATGCCACTCCGTATCAAAACATCCGTTACCGAAGGCAAAGAACCCCTGCCGTTGCCAGCCAAGCTGTGTCACCTCAAGTGCAGTCTCGGTCTGTTCGTAAAGGAACATCTTCAGCTTTGTGAGTTCTTTTTCAGTGGCCAGCCAGATATAATTGCCGAGGCCTTCTACCTTTTGCTTGAACTTGGACAATGACACCAGGTCTTCTTGTTTCATCTCTATGATTTCCTCTTGCTTGTTTTGATTCTTGATTCGGTAGAGACGTTTGGGCAGGAGGGAATCTTTGATGTGGAATAGAGGCAACATGGTGAAATTGCTCCATTGCACAGCTTTCCCACTGTCCCCAGCCAATGCAAAGTAAGCATTGTATTCTTCATAGAAGCCATATTTTTGATAAAGGTCACGGTCTATCTTTTTGCTCTCATTAATGACTTGCTTGGCTTTATCAAGCTTCTTGGCCCGGTTGATGGCCGTTTGCCACAACTTCTTGTCATCATAGAATGACTGGAGCTGTTTGAGGTACATGGACTCTTTGACTTCGTCCTTCACCATGACCACCATGGAGCAGATGGTGCTGACAGCATCACTTCGCTCTTCGGTGGTATTGATGTCTTGGAATATATATGAAGCATACCATGGAATGAAATCTACCTCTTTCAGTTCTTGAAACTTCTGAATGCTCGTACAGTAGGTATCCGGATCATTCTTGCTCTGCGCTTCCCCAAGTGGTATCTCTTTGACCGATACACCAAACCCACACTTCATCGCCTGCAATCCGTTACGCATCACGTTGCGAATGCCGGCACCCAGTTTCTCACCTTTATCTGGGTTGGGCGGGTCCGCATCCGGAAGGAAGCAAACTTTAGTGGCGTACTTCTTCAGTTGCTCCATCTGGCTTTCAGTCCAATCGCCTCCAAGAGGGGCAACAGCGTTGTTGACACGAATACGCTGAAGCTGCATCGCATCGGGCGCCCCTTCCACCAAATAGAATTTATCTTCTTTGGCAGCCTGGCGTATGGCCGTATCAATTCCGAAAATTGAATCACGTTTATGGTAGATTTCATTTTCAGCCGAATTGATATACTTGGCCACCTTCTCACCGGACATGTCACGTGCGGTAAAGCCTATAATCCGTCGAAAACGGTCGCGTATGGGAATAACTATGCGGTTACGGTAACCATCGAAAGTCCTAATCTCCGTCCCCCTTTCTTTAGCCTTTTCCTTGTTGTCCGATAGCAGCCCCATCTCCTTCATCAAGTTTATGGAAAGACCGGCCGATTGCGCGAAGTTCAACAAATCATCCCATTTGTCGGGCGCAAACCCAATGCCCGTCTCTTCGGCATACTCCAGCCCCCAGCGCCCCTTGACATATTCGGCGGCAGCCTTGTTGGCCGGGTCCAGCAGATTCTGGCGGAAATGCTCCGCGCACCGCTGGTTGATTACGAACATCGACTCGCGCTTCATGCGTGCCTGTTCCTGCTCGGGAGTCAGCCTCTCTTCCTCGACGGTTATGCCGTATTTCTTGCCGAGGTGCCTGACGGCCTCCGGATAGCTCATCGTCTCGTGCTCCATCAAGAAACCGACGGCGTTGCCGCCCTTGCCACATCCGAAACAGTGCCAGGTGCCGCGTGCCGGGCTCACGAAGAAACTGGGGGTCTTCTCCTTATGGAAAGGGCAGCACGCCTGGTAATTTACTCCTTTCTTCTTCAGATCGACGTAACCGGATATTACATCCACAATATCAGCACGGTCTAAGATTTGTTCTATGATTCTTTCGTCTATCATTGTATATTATATTCGGGTACTACCTTCTAAGGATGACAGTACCTTGTTCTTCGATATAATAGCTGCATATATCATACAAGTCAAACTCACACAAGCATGAATACACGCATTTCATGAAAAGGCCATAGTTCTCCGGACTGACCTTTTCAAGTACCCGGAAAGATTCACCGGGCAGCATCTCGTACAGATCGATGAATACTTTGTCATAGTATTCCGTCAACCTCTCCATTCCTACCAGCTCTATATAAGACTGAATCCAGGATCGACTATCGTCCGGAAGATATTGAAGCAAGTCCATGTTTTAAACATTGAAGGGTACAAAGGAATTGTTTTATAGGAGAGTTATCAAGGACGTTATCTGCTCCTACAGTTCCCGCGTTTCCTTCAGGCTCCCAATGAACAAGTTCATCAGTCTCGCATATATATTTCTTTTTTATTCATTATTGATTTGTTTTAAAACCGAGACCAATAGCCTGCAATCTCTTTAAGGCTTGTTTCTCATAATCCTTTTTAACTTTCTCGCTGATTTTTTTATCCCAGCAATCGACACAAAAAGGTCCATCGGGAGCATTGTAGCAACCACCTTTTATCGGCTTCCCACATCTCTTGCATTGTAACTCATTATCCATTGGGGTCATATCTGTTTTGTTATTCGTTAAATGACTACCATCACATTCCTTTTTATAATGAATATAGTATCCGTTATATAGTATGTGATTGCTTTCCTTTCAGCATCTCTCAGCAAGTCTTTTTTTAAGATTTGATAATAAGAATTGGTGCACTCTGCGTAAACCATGACCTCTCGTACCCTTTTTAAATCATCCAAAAAAGATTGCGGATTATGCTTTTTTATTAACTTAGTTCTCATCTTCTTTTTTATATTTCATTTCAAATACTTTTATTACAGTATCACAGATAATGACCACTATAGGTATTGCACAAACAAGCGCACAGCTAATCCCTCCCCAATCCATTGTTCTATATTCATATTTATTCAATTACATTACAAAACATACACAGCTATATGCTCCATTGTCAGGCATTCCCCCAAAGTCAACCCTGATACACAATTCTCCACAGATGACAAATGGCTTATCGCTTATCACTTTACCATAAACACCATAATGTTCGTGAAATACCTCAGAACCCGGTTTCATTGAGTCCAGTGCCTTTTTCATTTTTTCGGAGGCATAAACGGTTATCCATCTGTTTGCATAATTGTAATAAAGCAGTCCGGTACCGAGAGAATCGCACACCTTCAATACGGTTTCTTCTACCTGCTGCCTGCTAAAGACAACGCTGGTCTGTAGCTTCTGCACCTTAACGTCCGGAAACTTCTTTTTGAATGTTGTTTTAGTAACCATGATTCTTGTCATTAGATTGTTATAACTCTTTAAATTCCTGCTCCATCCGGCACTTTCTCACGTAAAGTCCATCTATAATGTACTGGGTACAATACTTGGGAAGGGGGATAACAACAAGGTCACGAGTACCCCTATCGGCATCGCGATACACACAGCATTCCCTGCTGCTTTTCAGGATTGAATCAAGCAGGGAATCACACTTTTCAATCTCTTCCTTGAGGGCTTTAGCCCTTTCAAATGATTCATTTTCCATAATATTCAAAAATAATGGTGTGATGTACATAGGGGTGGAAATTTTTGCTTGGTAGAATATCCCGCCAGCTCCAAGTTAAAGATGTCCTCTTCGATTTCTCTCCATGCCGAATATACACCATACATACATTCACGCGCATAGAAAGGCGGCTTGTAGGGGTCGCATACGCAGATTATCTGCACATGTGATTTTCTGTTGTATGATACCAGCTTCGTTCTGGAATCATCGAATAAATCTCCAATGACATGTTGGCCAGGACGGATATTGTAACAGTAACTGTTGTCCTGATACACGTCAAGGATCTCCCAAGGATATGTCGGGAAATCTGTCATTTTCAAATCTCTCATATTACCGCATATTAGATAGACAACCTATTGCAAATCCTATTATCCCAATATTTATCATCAAGACGATAATATCAAAGAGAAAGAGAATTCGGTAAGAGCCGGATGCTTTCCGCATTGCCCAGACACATAGTATCAAGGCGGCCACCAGCGCAATCAGCGATATCCATAAAAAAACAACTGTCATCATCAACCTATCTTTACTGATTCATTATGACCATGGCATTGATAGCCCTGGCCATCGCTTCATTGACACACTCCTTGTCCGGCTCTTCATACTCCAGCAATACATCCACTTGCGTATCGCCGTTGGCATCTACATGTCTGGAACCGATTTCGACATTCACCGGAACCGCCTCTTCGTGCACTATCTCGATAAGGTATGCAAGAACCTTGTTGTGCATTGTCAGATTTTCACTCGTCAT